CCGTTCTCGGAATATGAGGTGTCGCCTTCCTGTGCGTTCAGACGGTTATAGATGACCTCCTTGAACACTGCGGAATCGCGTACCTCAAGACGAGACAACTGCATACGACCATTCCTGTCAGCTACAATACCTTTTCCTGCAACCATAGAATCTACCGCCTCACCTACCTCCATACCGCCTAGAAGTTTTAGTAGATATTTTGTTTCATCATCCTGATCCTTACGTAGGTATATTTTTTTAAGTTCTTCAAGCGCTTTAGAGATTTCAAACAAGACACGAAGAGATGAGAATACATTGTTGTCGGTGGGGATTGTTTCATTATCCAGTTTGGAAATAATCTCAAGATAAATGCCATAGCCACGGATGAACTTGCGTAAATCATCTAATGAAACTTTGCGCCCGCTGTTCAGTTCCAGAAAATCCATGCCGGTTAACACATTGGTTTGTGTCAACTGGTCTATAGTAAGGCTGTCAGCTTTTAGCTTAGCTATGATCTTATCAGTGAGTTCCTGTAATTCAAGTTCCGTCATACAGTCAATATTTTATTGGCAACTTTTCTAAAACTTTTGTCATCAACCCGACGTATCTTTATCAGGTTCTCGCTTTCTGTATAGTCCACAATCTTTATATCCTGCAGTATCTGTTTGAAGATATAGCTCTTATAACCCTCAATAGGCTGGCTCATTTCAGGGACATTGGCATCAGCCCGTATAAAGCGTTCCCCTTCAAAATAGACATAAGTACAGCAGAGGATTCTGTTCAGTAACTCTCCGAACCATACGGGACATCCTTGTGCGTTACCAAGCGTGAATGTCTTCTGGGTAGTTTCCAATGCGTAAATTTCAGACAGATTGTTATCATATGTGGTGAACTGTTCATTATTCACACCGAATACCCAGTTGTCATCCATGAAACCGCCGGGAGCACGCCAGTCAAAGAAATACTGAGTGTCGGAAATCCAAAAGACAGCATCCTGTCTTTGTCGGTTGTCCTTCATCGAATACTGTATAAGGGTGGTTCGGGATAATTCAGACGTGTCAGACGTGATACGGAAAGGTTCGGAAACCATCCCGTTGATATCAATGCGGTAACATCCTTCAGCCAGTGCGGTCAGAACATGATAATAAATCTTGTCAGTATGGTTCATGCTCCATATTTGCCAGTCAATGACTGTTTCATGACCGGTCACTATGTTGATTACCTTGCCTGTAATCGGTCGTGATTCGGAGCGTGTTATAACCTGTATCATGACTTCATCAGACGGGGCGAATATTTGCATATATTTGCCGGAAGCCCTGCACATATCTGTAGAAGGCTTGAAAAAAATAGGAGTGAACGGACTTACTATATACATAATTTACACTATCTCTATCAATTCATATTTAAGTGCTTCGGTTTCTTGCGGCTTGACATCCAGAGACATGAGATTCCCCTTGAAAATCATTCCGTTCCATTCTATCTGTACAATCGTATTGTTCCAATCTTCCGGAAAAATGAAGCTGTCTGTGGAAAATTTGATATTTCCAGGACCGAATAGCGGGTCATCCAAGGAGATGTCTGTATTCACAGCCCTGCCATCCAGTTTGATGCCGGCATTACCTTCAGTTGATGCGAACTTTAACAGGCTGGTGAAGGAAGCCAGATAACGTTTGTTCGCCTCAATCATATAGACAGGAGCCAGCGGTGCATTGAATACGCTGTTGGTATAGGCACCCTCAACCATAATGGTTCGGTCTACAATATATTTTCCCCCGTTGTTGATGCATTTTACGGCAAACACCTGTTTGTCGCTGTCAGAACTGCTTGTTTCCTCACCCCGTTTCCCTATGAGCTCTTCAAATCCGTAACAATCGGCACGGTATGGGGATATAAGCGACAGTTTGCTGTTGTTCAGTGTTACACCTGTTGTATAGGTGGTGCTGAAATTGAACTCATCATTGCCATTGTTTCCAAGATCATAATCCTGTTTCTCATAGCCAATTTCAATTTCGGAATAAATCCGGCTGCTGTCAACGGAGTATTCAGGCTCTGATATGGAGTGTATGGTTTTCAGATTGGTACTTCCGAAAACCTCATCACGATGCTTGAATACGACATAAGGAACCTTCTCACCCTCATTCACGTTTTCCTTCAAAGTGCATTTCATAAGGCTGGTACCGACAATCACATAATATTGCTCATTTGTAAAAAATACCATATCCGTTCTGGCGCGGTCCGCAATGTTATAATTGGATGAACCGGTGAAAGAACTGTAATATTTGTCATTGTCCGAATACATGAATTGTTTGCTTCTACGTACATACAGGATGTTGGATTCATCCACTGGACCTGTGAATGAACCGGAGTCAGTCTCAACGGAGATTATTGTCCCTCCGAAAGTCTGTACACCCTCATAGTCGGATAGTCCGATATCATAAAGCTGGCATTCGAGTAACGAGGTCTTTTTTGAACCGTCATCATAAACTGCATGATAATACATATCATCCACTGTATCATGATAGTATCTGTCTTCGTGCACTTTATATGATTTGTTGGCATTGTCGTAAACCTGATATCTTTCATAACCGGGGAAATTGGGGGAACGGTCAAGAGTGATGGAAGCATACACAATGGCTAGGAAGTAACCGGCTGTGGTTGAGAAATGTAGGGTGAAATTATCTGTTATGGATGTAATATTTGCTTTGTATGTAGTAAATCCTTCAAAATCATGACTATTGTTTAGTATGTCCGCATAGGGCAGGTCGGTATTGGGCCGGCTTTTCATTTCAATGGTATAAACATATCCGAATACGGTTTCCATCCATTCACAGAACTTGCTGAAGGAGGAATAAATTTTCGCTTTCTCAAAGTTTCGTATGCTTTCGGCTGCCACAAGACGGGAACCGTTCAACCGCCAGTTGTCCTTTTCTGTAAAGGCGTTTGATATATATGTGCGGATGGTCGGTTTGATGCTGCAATAAATACGTTCGCTGTTGGCGCTAATGGATTCCAGTAGGCGGCTGAGCAATTTCAAGGGTGATATCACATCAATATTGACAGGATCGCCCAAGTCATTCCATGATGTGATACCGGTATTATTATGAATCCTGACCGTTCTTCCATCTTGAACGGACATACGCTGATGGTTGAATATAGCGTATTGCAATCTCTCACCGGCAAGCAGCTTCCCGCTCCATTTGACTGCGCTTGTGTTCGTATTCGCATCAAGACCCAGAAGATTTGAGTAACCGCATGTCAGAAGCTGTATATTGCCTGATGTGGTTATTTTACATAGTACATGACCGAATTTTTTAGATTCTATGTAAAAGTTGGAAAAATCTACTGTCACATAATTATCTTCGATGCATTCCAGAAAAAAAGATGAGGTGCATGAGTTTGCAGGAAATCCCCATCCGCAATCTGTTCCGGATTTCAAGAAGGTTTCTTCCTGGTCCACTGTGACAAAAGAACGGTTGTTCACTTCATTGGTAACGGTATAATTTACATACGGAATCCACCACCACGCATCTTTGGGGATAAATTTTTCCATATATTCCTTGTCTTCCACGGTTTCCCCGATAATTTGGAAGGAAACCTCATTACGGATACGCACACCATCATAATTCAAAGGAATGTCTTCACGCATCTCAGATACAGGATACTCATATATTGTACCTTTATTCGCCTTTATCAATGCGGCGGCAGAGTTATCTATACAGCCTATTCTTGCCCGGTATGAATCATATTTGAATGTGGAGAAGTCATGGGGACATTCAAAAAGTTTGTTGTAGGTCCAGTTATTGCTGATGCCATAAACGGCAAAGGAGGCCAGTGATTTTAATTTGTCTTTGTTATATAATGAAATGAACCGCTCTCTGGCTTCCTCAACGAATTCCATCGTACTGCCACATTTACGGACAACACCCCCCAAATCCACACGGGTGTATGTGGTCTTTATATCACTGATATTGGCAATCATGCGTGATACGTCGATACAACTGTTATCAGCTGTATCGACCGTATCGGAACCAATCATCAGATAATATTTGCAAATCATACAATCATAGTTTTACTTTCGGGCAAATATAGAGAAAAAGCCGGCCGATACTCCGGCTGGCTTTAATTTTGGAAATTCTTGGAAAGTATGACTGTAAATTAATGTATTGATAATCAGTGTGGTATTGTTCTAGCGGAATGGAATGCAATTTTATTCAGTCTTAATAGACTGTAATCAGATTCTCTATTCTGAAGCATCTCATTTCGTTCTTTCGGGCATCAAAATAAGCGAATGTCTTATAGCTGGGTTTCGTTATTCTTTTACCTCTTACGGTAGCGCCGGCAGGGAGGTTCATCAAAGTGCCTTCGGCGTATCTGATGGATCCGTCTGTCTTTTCATAAGCGAATCTGACTGTTTCAGTTCTCATTTTCTTAGCCAGCCTGTAGAGCTCCCATGCCTTGAGCATACAATATCTCCAGCTCTTTCCTGTAGCTTTTAATAACTGGTGTGCATACTTCATTACCCTCACTCTGAAATTTGTTCTTGTTTCCATAAGTTCTGTTTTTGGTTTGACTTGTTGTTTTTTATTGTACTATAAAGATAATCATAATAAACAAGTTTTACAAACAGGAACTCTTCCATTTAAAATGTACGAACTCTATTTAACGGTTAAATCCAGTTCGTTCCTCAGCAGTTCCCGACCGTAAGAGATACGGCTTCTTACGGTATTTACTGGTATTCCGACCATTTTGCCTATTTCTTTGTATGAATATCCGTGTGCGTAGTAAACCACACAGTCCATACAGCAGGTTCTGTTATGGCATCTCCTTATTGCAGCCTGAATGTCATGTACCATCAAGTCATCAGAGGCTTGATTATGGGAGAATATCTCTTTAATGTTGTCACACCCCACAAATCGGATTAGTGATCTTCGATTATAGGCGGTGATATAGGTGTTCAGCATGATAACCTCACACCAGGGTTTCAGAGCCCTGCCCTCCTTGAATTTTTCTTTATTGCTTAAAACCTTATAGATGGTGTCACCGACAAGATCCTCGATATCGCATACGGATGAACAGTATCTTCTTGCTATTTTGAAAAGCCATGGATACAAATCTGCTATCTCACGATTGAAATCAGTCATTTTTTCACAATTTTAAGGGTGAATAATGATGATTCCTCACTCAGATTCTTTTCAAGCTCAAGATGATACATCTGCGCCTGTTTTAATAATTCACTTGCGGAATTTTCCAGTTTGTCGATAAGCGTGTCAATATTCCTTTCAGAGTGGCGGAGGGTGCTTTTCAATTCTGATAACTCGGAAATAATCCTGTTGCATTTCTGATCCAAACGATCCAGACCCGGCAATATGAGAGCAGCCAGGGCATTAACTATTCTTTTATTATTCATAAGTAAGTTGTTTGTAATTTCAAGAATAGTTACTAACTGTCTGTCCGAAAATTCGATACGTATTTAAAAAAGCGGGTGGAAATAAAAAGAATAAGGAGTTTTATCTGCTCCTTGTTCTTAATCTTATTTCAGTGTTGGCGCGCTGGACTATGTTAGCGTAAACAGCGGCATTTATTGTATGTATGTCAATTTGCATTTTAAAATAAGTCATGACAAACGCTATTTCAGAATCAAAGGAGGCACGGATCGCATTTTCATTTATGGCAGGGTTATCTGCTACAGCCATATCCTCTGTTCTTTTTTTATAGAATTCAGCCTCATGTAACATATTCTCAACGGCCTTTTTGAGTCGGTCATCCGTCAGGTTAGCAGGGAGGCTCTCTTTTAGAGCTTCCCTCACCTGTTCGTATCCTTCAAGAATACAAAGCGATTTGCATAGTTTTAACAGGAAGATCCGGGCGTCAATCTTCAAGGCATTTTCTTTCTCAGCCATTATGGCTTTTACACCAGTTGGATTCATGAGTGTCCTGTATTCAAGGATGAACCGGGATGCAAGTTGTTTCATTTCTTTCTCAGAGGCATTCTCATTTTCTTCAAGCAACACAGAATTGTCACCACAGGACAATTCAATGAATTGTGCCAGTGACAGCTGGTTCAATCTCTCAATCATAATCTGGTTCTTTTATAAAGTTCATAATTAAAATCATAGGTATCACGATGCTGCTGCTTTGCCATCTTACGCATATCACTACGCATTCCTTTCAATTCATGGTTTAAGGAGGAGTAATCGTTGTTGACCACAATATTGTTCTCTGTTTTTCCAACGTGTTGCTGGCTGATATTGAGAAAGTCAACGGAGGACAGATGGTATAGGCTGGCATCGGGGAGTACTTGGGTTCCACGGGGAAGGTCTACAAGCGTAGGAACATCAGGTGTTATCCATGCTTTGCCACTGTAGACGACAATTTCTTTCTTGCCGCCATCGCCGACAATGGCAGGACCTCCTGTATGGTTGTCAGTTCCTTTGGCATATTTGGGAATCGGAGTTGCCATGATAGTGGCGACTTGTACAGCGCCCATGGCTCCGACTAATGCAGCCAGTACAAAATTAGGTAGTGCTTCGGTTATTGCTAGTGCTGTTGCTATGCTAGCATTGGCGATATTTGCAGCTTTATCCCAAACAGCCTGTTTATATTGGATATCCTGACGTCTTTTTTCCAATTCTTCTTCCTTTTTACGGGTCTTGTCCTCTGCGGCACGCTTTCTGGCCTGCGCTTCTTCCTCAGAAATAATTTTCTGCTCCTTTAGCAATTCTATTCTTTCTATTTCCGAGTCATGGGCATCAGTGTTCGCTTCGGACTCTTCCTCTATCTTATCCAGTTGCCCGTCATACAAGGTTCCGACCAGATCGCCGATGGTACTGACAGCCTGTGATGCTGTCTGAAGCCATTTTTTCAGATTCTTGATGCGTTCCTTGTAAGCTTTTTCTTCCGCCTTGTTAATTTTTTCAATGGCTGTAATCTCGGCATCTGCTTCCTTATTAGCCAGATCAGCTTTCAACTTACATAATTCCTCGGTAAGTTTCTTCCGGTCTTTTGCGCTTAAGTTGTCAACATTCAATTCCTGTTCAATGGCATCAATGGCGGCTTCTGTAGTTTTACGGACATAATCAAGTTTGATTAGGTATTCTTCTTCTGCATATTGCTCGGAAGACATGTTCTCTGTTTCTTTGCGTCTTTTCAGATTTAATAAATCTGTCTGGAACTGCCTGTCACGCACAGCCTGTTCGGCTGCCGCATTATCAGCAATTTGGAGAATCTGTTCGGATGCGAATTCTTCCAACAGGCCCTGTCTTTTTTTCTTATACTTTTCATCAATAAGAAAGACATCCTCACCGGATTTCTCGGCGGTGTTCATCTCCTCCTCACGCTCCAGATCAAGCATCTTTATCTTAAGGTCTAGTTCTTCCTGAGTACCTTTTTGTATTATGGCCATACGGTTTGAAAGATTATTTTTTTCAGCGTCTAGGGCAAATTTGATTTTAGCATCAGAGATTTCCTTTTCCATCTTTTCAGCAAGGTTATTTCTAGTAGCGCTTTCCTCCTCACTGTTACCTCTGATTGCTGCGATTTGCCTGCTATAATTCAGACTGATGGATTTAATCTGTTTTTCAAGTCCTTCATCCATCAATGCCAGTTCGCTTTGCTGATATTTCTCTTTTATGGCTAACCTTTCTTTCTCAGCTTTTTCAAGGGCTTTCTTCTCCTCGTCTGTCAGTCGGGTGGTGCCGATAGTTACATCAGTGGAATTTGATATTTTCCTGATATCTGCAATCTGTTTTTCCAAAGAAGTCACTTTAGTTACTTTATCCAGATATTCATTCCAGGTTTTTGTCTGTTCCTCGCTGAATTCGGCATTTGTCTTTTCCAGTCCAAACGCCTGTTTGAAGAATGAAGCATCTCCCATATCTTTCCATAACTGCTGGTTCTCATTATAGAATTTATTCCTTAAGGACTGTTGCTTTGATAACTCTTGCTCCAAAATGGCAATTCTTTCATTTTTGGCTTTTTCCAATGCTGTCGTTTCGTCATCCCCGGCCTTCAGATATTCATCTTTCAAACGGTTTATGGCAATAATCTCAGATTTTATGGATTCCTCCGCATAAGGGGATGCTGCTCTCTTGGCTGTTTCAACTTGCTTATCCGCAAGTTGTTCCGCGTTCATTAGCCATTCATTTATTTTGCGTATGCCATTTGTTGCCATGTCGATAAAATCCTTCATGGCTCCGGTATTGTCCATTATAGTCAGCATCAAAGATTCCCAGGCTGATGATAAGTTATACAATGCGCCTTGTACATTGTTCCCCATAGTATCGGCCATTTTATTCAAGTCATCTTCCACTCCTGTAATCTGGTCACGGAGAGGAACGATCTTGTCTGATGCGGTCAGAAAGGCGTTAAAAGCTGCCACACTTCGTTTATCGGTCATTTCTAGTGTGGAATTCAGATCAATCCCTTGTTCTTTTAATCTTTGCAATCCGTCAACCAATTCCGGTAATGTCTTAACCGGTCCACCAAGAGCTTGTGCTAATTTACCACTGCCATCAGCCAAATTCAGTAATATATTCCGGGTGGCTGTAGCCGACATGGAAGCATCAAATCCTGCGTCTGCCAGTTTGCCCAATAAGGCCAATGTGTCTTCTATTGTGAAGTTGAAGGCCTTGGCAACAGGTCCGACGATGGGCATTGCTGTCTGAAGGTAGGAAAAGGAAAGGGCGCTCTTGGTTGTTGCGACAGCCATTGCGGATACGTACCGTTCCGTTTCTTCCGTATCAGCCCCGAACATACGTAGAGCCGCACCAGCCAAAGCAGCAGCTTCCGGCAATTCAGCACCAGTAGCCTGGGCAAATTTCAGCACTCCCTCGGTCATATCAAGTATCTCTGTCTTGGAAAAGCCTAATTTGGATAATTCTATTTGCAGGTTGGTCGCTTCTGAGGCGGTGTATTTTGTCGCTTCTCCCAAACGCCTAGCATCTGCTGTCAAGTCTTTTATCTCTCCTTTGGTCGTACCCAATATGGCAGCGAGCTTACTGTTTGCCGCTTCAAAATCAATAGCTGTATTAACTCCTTGTCTGATAGCTCCTGTCAGCTTTTGAATTCCTGCAATAACCGCTTGAGCACCTAGCATTCCTTTGATCATACTGCCGACACCGATTGTTACTTGGCTTATTCCGCTGTCGAAGCTTGTTTTCAACAGATTGCCCGTACTTTTAGCAATGATTCCCATGTTCTTCATGGCGGAATTACCTCGTTGAATCTCCATCCATGCACGTTTTATGGATTCGGTATAATCACCAACAGTCATTTTCTGCTGGGTGTACCGGTCAGAATTACGCTTCACATAATCAGTATTAACCCCGATGGTGGAGTTTAGACGTCCGATAGTCTGGATATATTCCTCATCCGTGTCCCGTACAAGTTTCACAGCCTTGCGCAACAGCCTGTTCATGTCGTTAGCTTCCTGAATGCTATGGATTTCCTTGTAAGTGGCGGCAATGGCATCAGTTATAATCTTTTGACGCTCCTGTTCTGTTACGTTGGCAGATTTTTTAGCCGTATTCGAGGCTCTTTGAGCCTTTTCAACTGTAGCCTCTGCTTTGGCCAGTTTCTCCAATGATTCGGCATTTTTTTTGCTGGCATCGGTAAGCTTCTTCATCTGTGTGGCTGATAAGTTGCCACTCTTGATTTGTTCATCGAGGTTTTTGGCAACTCTCTCAGCCAATTCAGATTGTTTTTTTAATGCTGCATTCAAATCATTGGTCGCACCGTCAGCTTTTTTAGCCTGGGTTATAATGACAGCGTTTAGCTTGTCCAAGTCACCGACAACTTCGACATTCATTTTTAATCCTTTAGCCAGTTCCTTGGCTGCGTCGCCGTAAATAGACTTTACTTTCTCTATTTCCTGACCAAGCTGTTTTACCTGTTCTATTTCTTTCTCATCAACAAGATCGGTTATCTTTAATTCTGCCATAATTACAAATAATGTCTGTATTCTACAATCGTGCCTTTTATCTCTGTGCCCAGTCGGTCAAATGAGTAACTGCCGTCAGCTTTCAAGTAGATGACATAAATACATTCGTCCAGCATGGCCGCTTTACGGGCGAGTTCACTTACACGTTCAAGTTCACTCATTTCTTTTTTTATCTTACAACCGCATGACATGATAATATTATTTATATCCACATTCTTTGAAAAAATTCTCAATCCATGGTCTGAGGTGCATTATGATGAAGTATTCCTTTGCGGAAGAGCCTAAAGCGAATATATTGTCACCATATTTCTTTTGGATATCGGGACCGTCTATAAATCCTTCCGTAAATACGCTCATACTCCTGTTCAATCTTTCCAACCTGATGCTGTCATAGAAAGTACCGGTAATGAAAAGGTTGGGAATCTCAGAAGGGCGCGGGGGCAGGTTTAACAGAAAACTGACTACCGGAGGTGTGATTTTTTCTTTCCATCGCTTGTACTTTTCAGGCTTATTCTGCCAGGGACCCGGCTCATTGAAATAAGGATCGTTGTCATAAGTAGGGCTCAGACATCTGTCTGTTCCGTCCATACCGCTATATAACTGTTCCTGAATACAGTCTCTGATAATGCTCTTGTTTGCATCCATGCAGTTCAGACATTCCTCTTCAAGTCCGGCGGCTATGGCATTGATTGTTTTTGATACTTCATATATGTTTGCCATAAATTAAAGATAAGGCCGGACAATGACGTCCGGCCGGGTTGTCAATCTTCTTTCGTAGCTTCCTTCCCCACAATCTTATCGTAGGTGTCAGAGAGCATCTTTTTGCGTGATGCCTCTTTGCGGTCTTGCCATAATACTTTAATGTGTCTTTCAATGAACTCTTCCTTTGTCATGGATTTTACAGCGTTCTCTACAAATGTCACTCCTTCGATTTTCATACCTGCTCGATATATTTGATATTGTTTTCAAATAGGATGGAAGGTGCCTTTAGAGATGGAGTTCCGGAATCTTTCGGAGTAATGGTCAGCACACCGTCAGCGTAAGTAGCGGTTGTTGCATTATCCAGCACTTCAGCGGCTTTGTCTGCTATGAGTTGTCCAAATTCAGGAGTACGGTCATAAGCACCAATCTTTTCAATAATTTTGTATTTATTGCTGGTCATGCTGACAAGTTCCACACCGATCAGCCCTCTGAGGGAATACTTGGGATCGAATCCTAATTGGATGAAGTCGAAATTCAGCAGGCTGTCTTCAATATCCATGTGGCAGAAACTTATTGTCATTGTTGATTTGGCGCCACTTGCCGGGTATTGGGTTACAGTTGGATAAACAGTGGACATCGGAATACCTGCAAGTAAGTCTGTACCGTCATTATACCCGATAAGCATATAGTCCTTGTTCCAGAAATAGACGTCCCATTCCCTGTTTGCTGCTTTCAATAGTTGTGCGTTCAGCACTTCATCAAAGCCTGCCAGAGTGAATGTATCCGTTTGTGCATTGAGTCCGTTAAACTGGTTGGGACCATATCCGACCGCGCTTATCTGGGCCTCTCCGCCGTTTTTTGCATATTCGAAAAACGGGGAGATTGGATAAATCCGGCCGGGGCGGTCCGCATGGCACATCTCTGCCAATTTTTCTGCTGTAACATCATCAGGAAGTTTTGTTCCCGGTTCGACCAGAATCGCTCCTTTAACTTTTGACCAGTCAATCTTACAAGCCGAACTACCCGAATTAATATGGGTTCCGGCACAAGTTCTAATCTTTTTCATTATCTTCTACAATTGGGATTATTAATAGTTATTTCCATCGAGCTGATATCAATGGCATCAATAGGATCGCTCACTTCCTGTCCGGTGGCTGTCATTGCACCGTATCTGCCATAAGAATAGTTCTCGGAATAAACATGCCTTACTTTGTCATCCGCTCCCCAGTCAAACCGGTTGTCTTCGAGTAATACATCAAGTAACCTTCCATAAATCGGGCGCAAGATATTCTTGAAAGAGTTTACCTCGCGTTCCTCGTTTGTCCAATCTTTGGTTGACGGGCAGGCGATAACTAATGAAACCTTTGACTTTGAATAGTAATGCCGGCTGTCACGTCTCTCACTTATCGGACAAAATAAAGCGACAAGAGGAAACTTCAAAGGCAACTGCCGCTCAGACTGACTGTATACATCAAGAGTATCCTTGATATATTGACTGTTCCCGAAGATATAGTTCAATGGCGGATTATCCACCTCCTGAAACCCTCCGTTGCCGTCAGGACATAGAATCTTAAGATTCCGGGAAGCCTTGGAAACTACATCACGAAAGATATCCACTATATCCATTGTCATAGGTTAAAGCTGTTTATTGGAGTTAACAGATTCTTGTTGACGTTCACTTTGAACGGGCATTCATCGGAAGAAGCCCAACAAACGAATTGTTTGTTTCTTTCAACCATTGTATTCCATGTGCTTACCTGACGTTGGAGCGGGGAAACATGCTTGTTGGATGATTTCAACTGTATAAGTCCGGTAACAGTCGCATCTGTATTCATGTCACGTAAAATATGATAGAATACATAATCGGCAAAAGATTCACGTAACTGCCTGCACACATATTCATAAGGAGAAACAGTATCATTCTCTGTTTTTGGGGATTCATTTTCAATTATCTCAAGATAATCCGTAATCTGACCGGCAAGCGTGAAGCCGACAACATCATTCAGGAATTTCCGTTGAAAAGAACGGATATACCCGTAAATGACATTGTTGGCGGAAAGTCCTTCAGCAGTCGGCATCTTGGCGGTAGTGGCGTTTCTTATCTGCCGGGGGCCGGATATGAAATATGATACATCAACAAGCATAGACATGACTACTTCTTTTTAGTTGTTTTCTTTCCGCTGGTGTTCACAGATGGATTGACATTATCCATATCTATGGACATGGAATCATCTTCTGGCAGATTATTGCTGTCGGTGATATTCAGTGTCTTACTGTCTTTCATATCGACTTCCTTTTCATCCGTTTCAGGCATACTGCCGCTGGCTTCCATCTCGGTCATACGTGCTCTCAGGGAATCTCGTTCACTGGTAAGTGATTCTATCTGCCCATCTTTCTGGGCCAATGTCTCTGTCAGTTCTTTGACTTGGGCTTCAATGGCTTTTAACGCATAGTCCTCATGGACCAGCGTACCGGAGATAGGAGTGATTTTTATCAGCCCTCTACCTATACGGATACGCTGCTCACGAAGCACACGCCCGAGTTCCTTTTCGTCACCTTCAAGTATGTACTTCATATTCTTTATGCGGATTTAGTGATTGCTTCCAATACATCGTCCAGATCACCATAAGCGAATGCCCAGGGCATGTAGACAGGCATCATCAGTTCTTCCTGAATCATGACTGTGGTCATGTTTTTCAGTTTGGTGTTGACATCATCTGCGAATTCGATTGCCAGAGTGGTGTAGTCTATCAGAGAACAACCGTTCAAAAGGTCACCGGCAAAGTATTTGCCGACACCGATGGCGTTACATTCGATAACAGGTACGTTGCCGATATATTTACGACCGTTCACTTCGGTAATTAACTCAAGATTTCTGCCGGTTGTATCCTTGGCGGTGGAAATAGTGAAGACTGTGGACGGATGCAAAACCAAGGCATTAGGTGAATACTGGCCAAAATTAAGTACGGCGAAGATAGCGTTCACGACATCCTTCATGTTCGGGTCCTCCACAGAACCGAACATACCGCTTTTAATGGCTCCGGACATTTTGGCTACTGAAGTTTCGGTTCCCTTATAGTCAAAATCAATAGCGAATTTACGGTCATTGATTTTATGAATATCGAAAGTATCGTTCAAGCCTGTCTCTACTGTCGCACCTGACAGGGTCACCTTCATCTTGTCAATAATCTTGTCATTGGCTGCGGCTAGAGTTATGATTGTCTGGCCGTTTGCAGCCTCGAGTGACTCAATGGCACCGGCAGAGATGGTAACATAATTACCGGCAATGAATTTGGAAACACAATCCACGCCTTCATAACGGGTGATACCTTTCAGATTGTCCCCGGTACCGTCACCGAACATAATCTGATAGTTCTCGGAGAATTTGACCCATAAAGGCAGACGGTTGAGGATGAATGATACTACATACTGCTTTGCCTTCAACAAACGTTTTGACAGATTCATGTGGGTACCGATACGTTTTACATTCGTGAACTCTTCCTTGAATTTCAATGATGATTCAGCCAACATACCGTTTTCTGCTACAACCATGACATTGCGGTCAAAATCATAGACCTGTTCGTATGAGATGGACAGTGCGGATGGATCACCCTGTTCAACCATCATCAGATCACGGAGATTCAGTTTCTGTTCGTTGACTGCGGTGACAACACGTCCTGTCGAGCGGTTGTTGCTTCTTGGCGTATTGGAACTTTCGGTGATGGATACGATGCCTTTTAAATCAAGATTCATGGAACCGGATGTCTTGGTGCGGTTCGCAAAATAATCCTGGCATGCAGGACTGTCAAGAAATTCACCAACAGCTTTCTCCACTTCATTGACGGAAGTCATATGACCGCCTTTTTCCTTGATCTTGTCGAAAGCCTCCGCCAGAGCTGTCACCTTTTCAGCCTGTTCATCATAGGACTTTTTAATATCTTCAAAATTGGAAAGATGTTTCAACTGTTCTGTGATATTCTTGGAGATATCCTTGAACCTGTTCTCAATATCCTCCTTTGTCATCAGACCTTCGGCAAATTCATCACATACTTGTTTGCATTTCAACTGGATACTGCCCAAAAGAGATTTTTCCTCATCGGTCATGTCCTTTTCCTGTTTGGCGAAAGAAATCAGGGAGACAGGTGCTGCAACCAAAAGTCCGGTTACATGTTCCGGACCATTTAAGGCACATACTGTACAAACGACAGCCACAATGGCAAACATAATAAGGGATTGGTATTTCCCCACATTTAAAAAAGTCTTCATTTCAAATTCGTTTTTGGGTTAAACATTAAATAAATTGACTCAATTTTGCAGCAAGCGAGAGATTCGTTTCGTGCTTCTCATTTCCCTTGTCATCAGCAGGCTGCCGGGTGTCATCTGACGGCGCGACAGCAGCTTCAGGTTTGGTATCTGCAATCTTGGAAATCATTGTTCTATATACACGGCTCCAGCAGTGAGGACAACGAACATAGCTTACGATATCCTCTATGCTTTTGCCTGTCAAGTCAACATCAAGGCTTTTATGGGCGTCAAGGACAGCTATAACCTGCTCACGGATTTCAGGTTTCAGTTTATCCATTTCGGTTCGGACAATATCCTCTACAATCCATCTCTGATACATGGCGGCAAGGTCAAGCACCTGATTGTTGAACGTGGTTTCAGCCTGTTGGTCATAGTCGAATGTATGACCGCATTCCGGACAGGTAACCATATTGCTGTTTCCTGTCAATGCCTTTTCGATAAGATCCAGTTTCATACTTAAATCATTTAACCGCTCATCCGAATATCTCATGTTCAGAGCTTTGTTTATCATTTCAAGAGATGATGTAAGCTTCGCGCGCTGTGTGTCAATACTGTCATCACTCTTTATATCCACAAGAAATGTCTGAGGGTTTGATCCCCATGCTTGTAAGGTGGAGGCTTCCCCAAGAAACCATTCTTTGACATGGGCCGGATCATTCACATCCCTGCGGATGGCTTTCACACCGACGGAATGCTCCAGTGTCTTGCCACATTCAGCATAAAGTTTGTAATCTTCAAATGTTTCCCGTCCGATCTGTTTGTTAAGGTTCATTTTGGATACGATAACCAGATTCATGTTATCTTCCCTCGCTTCAATAGGGCAACCTATAAGTTTTGTCTTGTCATGGTCCAGCAGATGTTTGCCACGTTTTAAGAAAAACTCGTTGATCGTTTTATTGAAAGAACCGCTATCAGAGATATCACCTTGCGTATCTTTAATACCGATACCATTAACGGCAATCGTAACAATGCCTTTCTGCTCATCAACATCATTCGCCTTCGTCTTCAACTGAAGGCTTCTCAACTCTTTGTCCATTGTCATTTGATTTTTTAGTTATACTTAAGATTTTCTTTACTCTCTCAAGCTCCTTGTCAGACATCTCGTACAGAAGTTTGTCAAACAGGGAGTTTTCAACTTTGCTTTCCCCGATACGGGCACGGTAATCATTCAGGGTGATGATACCATTCTGAAATTCGCCCATCGCACGTTCCGATATGATTTTAGAAACTTCCTCCTTTTCCTTCTGCCCTTCCTGAAGGCAGTCCACGTGACTGAAATCGACATCAATGTAATATCCGTCACGGTCATATCCCAACATACGTGTCAGTTCACTGGCGTAGCGCCTGGCTGCCGGGATTATCTTGGAGGTGTAGACTCCCTTCTCAGCGGATTTCTGATTATTGAATGTACTGTGGTCCTTGCGTGGTACAAGTTCCGGCGGAACACCAAATACACCGGCAATTATGATGGCATCATTCAATGTTTCTTCAAAAGGCTGTAATTCCTGAATGCTGAGGTTGGTGCGGATGAAATCCATAGGAACATCACTTAATCCATACGGAAACCTGCTGTTGTCAAGGCCGTAATTCTCGTTGAATTCCTCACGAAGATTTCTCTTTTCATCTTCGGTCATGGCAACTGTACCCGTTTCGTCCTTTTTTTCGGAAACGAATATTCCCAAGGCTCCACGTTTCATGTATATCACATTTCTAGCCTGATAAACAGGAATGAGATTGTCAATGGCCATCTTTACGGAATACAGCCGCGAATGACCTTTTATAAAGTTGTCATTTCTATAATCTGTGTTACCGTCCTGATCGTGATAAATGAAATTAGGATTGATCTGTTCAGCATAGTTCAGCCCGTACTGTAACAGGTAATAGTCAATTATATCTTCTTTCTCGGCATTACCGAATAAGGGGATATAGTTCTTCAATCGGATGGTAACCTTATCTGATGGAAGCACCCAATAATTTTTGCATTTTTTGTAAATTGGGGTCTTTAATGTTTGAAATGCTTCAGGTACAACGCATTTCAAATAGCTGTTACCGGTAGCATATTTATATACAAAATGTTGGTAGACAATCCCTTGAAATGAATTCAAACAATTAGGACGGTCTATCAGGTCATTGAACTGCTTGTTGTTCCATACGACCGAATCATCGGAAGCTTTTTTGAGTATGAACCTACCCCCAGCAATGCGGCTGGCAAGAAAGTCGATAGGGAAGAATATCTCACCGACGGTGTTGAAAAGAGTAAGGAAATTGGAATCAGCCACATATGGGCTGTATATGTCTTCGCTAAGTCTGAATCTTCTTTTTGACAGGGCGGAGAATATCTTGTCAACTTCCTGAGCTACAAGGCTGGAAATATCGGTGCTCTTCTTCTTTCCAAATATATTTTTTAAAATTGTCATATAGGAATCTGTTTCCGGCAAATGTAAAGAGAAGAAGCTTTCATTTTACAAAATACCTCAATCTTGAAAATAGGAGAGGGGAGGAAGTGATATGTAATAACTTGTATACAAGTTGATTATAACTTATTTTAGCTGGAACGCGATTTTATTATGTAGTGCCCCCAACCACTGAGAACCGTACTGGCTCCCTTATTTTCGCAATCAACGTTGTAGTCCATCAGGTTGGTTACAAAATTGCCGTATTCCCGTGATTCTTCAAATTTCTTGGGGGAAAGAAGAAGATTTTTCTTTATAAAGTCAGATGTGGCGGATATGCGTTTGTCTACATCGGAATATTCTTTTATCACTCTGATATCCGCCCCTTTCATCTCTTGTCTCAGCTCCTTTACCATCTGATAATAGACAGGAGAACATTCAAATATATGGGTCTTTGCTTCATGGCACATGATGGCCTTTTTTATCTCGTCAACGGATGATGTGTCTTTAAACATGGCATCTGTCAGATGCCATGTGTTGCCGCAACGGCGCGTATGTACAAGAAGGAATGTTCCAGCCACATTCGGCATTATATAAACCACGCTGTCTGTATAATTATGTACAGTATCCGGATTGAAGAAGTCGAGCATTCCTTTACCTGCGTATAAATTCCGTTTGCGCCGGTTGCTGAACTCGATAAAACTTTCGTGGCACAAGTCATGGACAATATATCGGAACGTGTCGGACAAATGCCCGTGTTCCTCATACGACTGCTTGGTAGTGGAGTTTTTCACTTTTGTTTTTAATATGCCACCATTGGAATCTTTCTGGACACTCATATAGTCCTCAAGAGATATCGTACAACTTTCGTCAATGCAGATTTCAATGCCGGGTATCTGGAAATCGAATATCGCATTGATGAACTCGCCTGTCATGGCAACGGACGGATTTCTGTCACCCACTTTGTCTTCTATGTCGAAACCTTCATTCTTTAATGTTTCGATGAACAAGTCCATCCAGGAGCGTTTCTCATCATCAAAAGTGTTGGCTGATTTGGTGGATGCATCGCCATGGACAAACAGCTTGTCGCAATACCTTATTGATTTCAGATATTTGGCGACCAGTTTGGATGATTTCCTCACTGTGTTATTCGGGGATTCGGCACATGTTTCATGGAACTGCCATATCTTTATGCCTGTAGTGAAATCCACTTGCCAGTAACTGATACTGATGAACGGCAGCACATTATTATCGACAGAAAGATGAACAGGCAGACTCGGATTATACGGGCGCTCTCCCGAATGCTGTCCTCTTTTGAACGAGCCGAAAAATTCACTGCCGGTACGTATGACTCCCCATTCGCCCAGTGCATAAACATTATAGTAGTCCGGATCGTTGATACGGTCTTTCTCGAAGTCGGCGACACACTGTTCATCGTAATAGCCGTATGTGCCGTCCGGAGATCCGACAACCCAGAAGTTATTCAGATAAGTGGACTGGATGAGGACAGTATCGCCCGGATGTTCCACAATCTCTTTCGTCCGGACATTCATAATCTGTTTGGGCTCATTCATTCTTAGTGACTTTACCGTTGTAAGTTCTTCAGGGATTCTCTTGCCACCCAAAGTTACTTCCATCGGGATATCATGCCATTTGTCCTTGTCGAATATCTCTTTCTTAATCCAGTGGGTAATTTTGATGGGGTTAAATGAACAGATTATTTGCTGGCCGTGCTTGCCACGCAGACGTTTCCTTATCTGTTTGAAATCTCCGTGTTCAAAATCAGAAAACTCTTCAAGAAACACACGCTTGTAATTCTCTAGTCCTTTGATCTTTTCGGAATCATCCAGACCGGAAAAAGTAATTTTAGCTCCATTGAACTTGCAGACTATGCGCCTTTCCTTAAAGTCAAAAAGATGATAGACATTCAAAGTCTTTGAAGCTTCCTTGAATGCTTCATATATGGAATCTTTCAGAGCTGCACCGACTTTTCTGAATACTTTAGTGTTCTCGGGATCCTGCAAGGTCATTATAAGGATAGCCTGAGCTATACTGAATGACTTGGCGGATGATGAACCGCCATACAGGATGATGAATCGTAATGAAGCATCCTGCAAATATTTCAAAAGATGAAAACAATTAGGATTGAGTTTCTTGTAATTTATAACCATATACTGTTCTATAAGTAGGTGATTCTCCTAGGGCAGATAAAGAAAAAGTGTTAGTGTGCTGTTCTATTTATCCGATTTGTCGTTTTCGTCAAAACCGATGCGCAGTTCACCGATCTTATCGCCGTCATTTTTTACATTGATGGTCTTTTCGGCATCCCATCCGTTCCATGCACCAAGAAGCCGGGCGGCTTCTGTCTTACCTGTGAACTCATAGGAAACTTCTCCTTTCTTGTTGGTTATCTTCTTCATTGCATTCCGGATACGTTTGGGCATTTGGTCGGGTCGCTTTAATTTTACTTTGCCTGTTGAAGAATCAAGTATATATAAGTCTTTGGGGTCAGCCATTACAATATCATAGAGAACCTTCTCAACCGCCTCACGTCTGACTGCGGAATCTTTGGCACGTTGTTCCTTAATTTGATTTATCCTTTGGGAGACCTTTGGGTTTGACAAGAGAAGGCTGGCTTCAGTCCATACACTTTCTGCCTTCATTTTGGAAGCATTGTAAGCCATGCGGTAGGCTTCGCTTGCATTGCCTTCGATATCTACATAATATTGGCAGAAATTTTCTTGTTTGAGTGTCAGTGGTCTGTCTTCTTTTGATGTCATATGGTTTTATATTTAAGCCTGCAAGAAAAAAAGATGGGGTTAAGACTTCTTTTCCTGCAGGTGGATTAAAACTTAAAAAGTAATTTCATTGGGCGCTATCCTTCCTCCGCCTTGGAATTTTGGGGCGTTTGGTTTCTCCGCCCGGCAAAAATCTTTCTGATTCCATTCTCTACGGAGGTGTAGGACAAAGGTACTAAGAAAATGTACCTGTCCACTACTTGTTCAGAATTGTCATGTTCACGGGTGGTCTCCACCAGTTCAATATCAATGCTTTTATACGATCCCACAATTTCTGCGAAGCTTTTTACGGTGATAGGTTGCATGTTCGCCACATTGACAAGGCGTTTGTGTGAGCCGTAGGCATAGATGAGTCCTTGTACCGCGTCATCAATGTAGGTGAAGCAACGGATATTCCGGCCGTAGTTGTACAGTTTGACTTTTCCTCTATTGAGTAAAAACCAGAGAAGAGTTCTTTTACGTGGGAGGGAACCGTACACGTTATGAAGCCGGACGCCTGTCGCGTCTTTGCAATAGAATGAGGCGTACTGCTCGTTGAAGTATTTGGATATGCCATACATGGAGGTTGTGTTGCATGGATGGGCGGCAGACGAACTTGCGTATACCAATTTTACATGATACCTGTTGCAGGCATCAGCGACATTTATGAAAGTGTCAATGTTGTCTTTTCGGATTTGGGGGATGTTTCCATTGAATACGGAAGTCTGTGCGGCCAGGTGGAATACACAGTCTATATCTCCGTTTTTGAGGATGTCGCAAATGCTTGCGGCATCCTTGCCGTTTTTCCGGTCAATTCCGATCACTTCAACATCACGTCTTTTCAATTCCTGACAGAGGGCTTTGCCTATGAAGCCTTCGCTGCCAGTTACAATCATCTTCATCTTTAATCGTTTTAGAGTTAATAAATTGGGTTTTATGGGGTGGTTGTTCTATCACTCGGAAATAATCTTTTTCGCGCTGTCAATATTCCGATGGTTCAGATAGGACTGCCAGCATTCATTACAGCGTGACCATTTGAAACCATTTTTCTTCAGTTGGTTACGTATGTCTGCATCCGGAATGGAAGGAAAGAATAGTTGCAGGCGGTTTTCTGAATAATTTTCAACCAGACTTACACCATTGATGGTGTATTCCTTATTCTCTGTCATTTTCATTTTTCTAGCTCTCTCAAGCTGTTCTTTGACCCGCCGGATATTAGATCCATTATTGGTAATGATATAACTGGGAAACCCTATTTCACCAAAACAGTCGGGAATGAAGAGTTGTGTTATCCCGTTTTCGGAATATCCTAACTCTTTCAGTTTATCATGTTTCTCAATTTCGGAGAGCTTCTTGGAGCGGAGAATCTTGTTGGTGGCTTTCATTGTTTCCTGTTTCTTTCCAAGGGTGGCCAGCTTTTCTTCCAGCCGTTCTACGGCATCGTCATCTCCCAAGTAAATTGAGGCATTATTTTCTGCCGCCTTGGCTTTCTGTTCAAAATATTCAGCTTTCTCGCTAAGCTTTACCGCTTTTCCCAGCGTATTCCATGAACGGTCCAGAATTCGTCGATGAGTACTTTCTGAATGGTGCCCTATAAGTACGGGTTGTCCCATGGGGATGTTCTCCACTAACTTATGGCTTTGACTGTAAGCCTCCTTAGATTCTTTCATCGCTTTTTCTGCAAGTTCCCTGTACCTGCCAGCTTTCGCTTCTTGTCTTTCTTTTCTGTTCATAATTCAATGTTATTTGGTTTGACTATATGAAAAGACCACGACTAATGCGCCGTGGTCTCGTTAAACAAATCCTGTTGTTTTTGGGGAACTATATCATCGAACAAGCCGGGAACACGCGGTTGCAGGGCTTCATACTCTTCCCGGAAAAACTCGGCTTTCGTGCGTCCCTTTTTCTTGCCTTTGCGGGTATGCACATCGAATGTATAAGGTGGAATGGGTATGGGGCTTTGTCTGATATCCTCAATCCATTTTTCTATATCGACATCCTTGCGGTCATAAATGAAGTTCTGCAAGTGGTCGGCATCACGATTCTTCCGGCATTCGCACAGCAGAAGAACAGCTTTGCTTACAAAGATACGCCCTTTGGGTTCTGTGGCTTTCTTGTTTACGACCTCGTGTCCCTGCCATAATGCTTCTATTTCTCCGGTCACGATTCCATAGCAATCCTCGGCGGAGATGGTGAACAAACGCTTCCATACATAATCCCTGTAACCACTGGTCCACAGTTCCAAAGCGAAAAAGCCTGCAACCGCTGCGTCAGCCCTTCTGATCGCTTTCTGCATTGCAGAAGATACTTCAAAAAAATCATAGCCTCCAACAGTTCTGATAGTCATAATTTTTAGTTTTTTGGTTTGACTTATTGTTTATTACATTAGTAAAGATAGTCGTAATTGACAAGTTTGGCAAACAGAATCTTCGCCATTTTATCGCCATTTTCATTTGATTATCAGTATTTGAATTTACAGGTTATGTTATATTGCACGAGCTGTTTTGTCTTGTCCTTCCCGTTGTTGGTTGCGCTCTTTAACAGGATACTGTCACCAAAGTTTTTCTTGATGAAAAGAATGGATCGCCGTTCCTCTTCCTGATTGCGGATAGAGGCCAGCCCTCCTGCATTGACAAATGTATTTTTCTGCTCGAAGTTGTATCTGAGGTCTGTGAGTACACGCCGTTCCTTATACTTCATGTAACAGCTTATCCAAAAATCTTCTTTGAGTCTCAGTTCCTCGTTCCACCAGGTATTTTTGTTATAGATAATTCCGTAACTGCATCCTGTTATCATCTTTGAAAGAGAAAGAAAGCTCGTTTCGTCATACATCACAGGTGATATCCGTGAGGTGAAGCCGAAAAGGTGGATATCCATAAGACTGGCCATTTCATGGAGTGAGAGGATAATCCGGGTAATCTTGTCTTTGTCTTTCACTCTTCCGGACTCGCCTTTCTCCGCATAAAGAGTTTTGCAGGCATGGACATCATCATCGAGCATGAACAGCTCCCCGAAATATCTTGCCATCCAATTACGTTTGGGGATAAGACCAATGATGTCATCGGGATGGGTGACAATCTCGCAATCCGGGTTAAATTCACGATACAGGTCTGCTTGGCTCTCGGCCACACAGACAATGGGATCATTCACCAGCTTTTTGGCGAACACTCTGTCATGCCTTTTATGGCTTGGAATTACTATTTTGCAAGGCATGGCGTACATCTTTTATATCAATGACATTCGATTTGCTTATCTTGCCGGTCTTGTAGGATTTCATGTGCTGCATATCCAACCGTTCACGGAGCCAGTTGCTGTCCACCTCATTACCGGAAATAATGATGAATAGTTCATGTTTCTCATCATATTTGGGAATGAGAGGATACAGGGCGTTGTCATCCGATATGGCGTTGAAACGATCCTTGAATTCATCCTTTTCCTTTTCTGGAGCGAACTCAATACCCCAGTCCTGTAACTCAGCCTTATCCCACTCGTTTTCCATAATATCCATATCATTCTCACCGAAACTTACATTATCTTTTGTGGCGTATTCACGAAGCTTGGCTACGGGTGTATCGTCTGGCAGCACCTTGCAGGGAAGTTCTTTATAGCCCAAATCCTTACAGGCACGTAAACGCAGGTTACCACAAACGACAATGTATCTGCCTTCTGATGGAAAAACGATAAGTTCACGGAGATCAAGCATCTCAGGAGAGTCGGAAATACTTTTTTTCATCGCTTCGAAGCGATAGTCCCGGAAGAAACGTGGGTTCTTCGGAAGCCCGGCGAGCTGGCCCTTGTTGAAGTCCAACAGCTTTATAGAAATGTTTTTTGTCATAACTCACTATTTATCAACTACACTTAAAATCAACATCACTCAAGTCAGTCACAACACCTATTCATCCTTGTTGTCATTGAACTCTATCGTATCCTTGATCAGTTGCTCGATGTTTGCGCATCCGATACGGCTTAGATAAGTTATGGTGGAAATGATGATACCTGCAGCGGCAATCTCCTGTTCTGAATAGCCGGGCAGATGCTTGCTGTGATATTTCGAAGCTTCAAGCAATTCCCTCCATTTGACAGAAATCAATAAGATAAAGGCACGCCTGGAGGTATAATTATTGATTTTACCTTTGCGCATTGCTGTTTCAAGGCATCTCTTCGCCAATTTATTCAATGTTATCATTGTTTGACAGGTAATTGTTAGGACTATATTAATATTCTCAAAGATCCTGTATGATCGGGCGACTCTCTTGGTCTGGGATGGGTTATTTTCATTTTTGTTCCTCTTTTTCTGTTTTGATGTCTGTTACTTTACCACGACTAACAAAACACAGACCTATTCCAGCAGCACATATATTACTACTAGGAATAGGTAATAAATTGTTGTTTTACTCATTTATGGTCCATTTTGAATTATTTTTTTATAACTACCGCCATTGTACTAACAGTTGTTCCACTCTCTTTAAACTCGCCTGCGCTGATTTCAAACACTTCTCCATGTACTTCTTTCAGCCAGTTGCGGAAATCAATACATTTCTTTTCCGAAGCGAATTTCCAGTGTTGGCTGGTTATTGCTGCAAGCGTGCCGCCTTCTTCCAAGCGTTCATACATAAGCCTGACATGCTCTATATCCTGATTACCGGAAAACGGAGGATTTGCAATAATCTTAGTGTAACTACCTACACTGTATTTGGTAAAATCTTCATCAAGCAATATTACGTTGTTAAGGGTGTGAAGAAATTCTCTGTTTTCTGGCATCAGTTCATAACATTCAACCATTACAGAAGGACAAGCTCGGTGGATTGCTTTAATAAGCGCGCCACGCCCGGCACTCGGCTCCAGTACCGTATCATCCTCATGTATCCCTCCGGCAAGCATAACCAGCCAGTCGGCAACATCGGCCGGAGTCTCAAAAAACTGGTATTCCTGTTGAAGGTTACACCGCTTACCTTCTTTCAAAATGGGAAACACACGTTCCGGATTAAACGGAAATGTGAAACCCTGTATCTTCCCACCTTGCCATGAGCCTCCGGCTTCTTCTATCCACTTCTTTGCTTCAGCATAAGACTTTTTGTTAAATTGAACTTGAGGAAGTTTCAGAACACCGTCCTCAAGAGTACAATGTTTCAATATCTCTTCCACACTCCATTTTTTGCCTTCGTCAGCCTGCTTTTTCTTTTCAGCTATCGGAACATCCGGCGCTAACAGTGAAGATATTTTTTCTACAACTATGTTGCTTGCGTCCATGAAGGCACTGACGCAAGATATCGCTTCGATCAAGAAATCGGTGTCAACATGCCCGGTATTGTCATAGATGTCTACCCCTTCGGTCATGGATGACAGTTCATTGAGCTGCGCAACACTACCATGTAACGTTTCGATTAAAATCTTTTTTTTGTTCGTCATAACTTTTCTGTAAATAAATTCTTGTTGTGTCTACACTTCCATGACCGAGAAGATCGGCCAGTTGAATAACATCTTTGTTTTTTTTCAGGAACATTTTAGCGAAAAAATGTCGGAAGGCATGCGCGTGCATCTTCTTTAAATCAATGCCGCAATGTTTCCCCCATGCTTTCAAGTGCTGGGAAAAGCCACGCTGTGTGATCGGGCCGAATCTCCCTACCGCAAAAATCCCGGTCTTACCATATTCCTTAGCGTAAACCTTCGCTTCCTGCTGCAATTGCTTTTGGAAGAAAAAACGTCTGTACTTGTTACCTTTACCTTTCAATGTAACCTCACCACTAATTATATCCTCCCATGTAAATCGTTGAAATTCCGACAGACGGGCGCCCGTTGTACCCAATACCTTGATAAAAAAGTAGTAATCCTTATTGTTTTTTCCCTTGAGATATTCCAACAGCCGGTTATATTCCTCTTCGGTCGGCACATTGTTCACATCAAGCTTGCGCTTTATTTTAGGACGCTTCAGTTCTATAGGCTTCTTCAGCCATTTAGAAAATCTTTCGATTGCTGTAATCCGCAACCGGATGGTAGCGGGAGATAATTTTTCTTCTTCAAGACTTTTTATAAACCTCCTGCAATTATCCATGTTTACCTCATTGGCGTATTCGAAATACTTCTTTATGGATGTGTAATATACATCAACTGTATGAGAAGAGTAATCATTGTTGTCAGTCAGCCATATAATGAAATCATGAAGTTGTTTCTTGTTCTTCTCCGAAATGACATCAAGTTTTTCCAAAGGTTTCACCGTCTTTTCCCTTTTTCCATATCCGATGTTGAGAAAGGATAATAGATCGCATATAGCTGAGCACATTAATGAATGACGCACCATGACATCTGCATTTTCACGCTTGTAATTCAAATAACCACGGCGGTTCACTTCTTTGGTCATTTCTAAAAAATCCGTGACATGCTTGATATATTTCCCGACAGTATCATAAGTCCTTCCTGTCGTGTATATGTAAGAAATATAATCAGTTAATATCTTCTGTCTGTCACTATTCATGGTTATTTATTTCTTTTTTTTGATTTAATCTTGATTGGATTGTTTTTGGTACCAGTACCCAACCATTTTAATTGGATGCCATGTATCCGGAGCCAATATTTAAATTCGGACGTGGTTGTCTGTTTCATATCTGTTCCGATTTGAATTTCTTGTTTATTTCTTTTTCAGCAGCTCTGGCCCCTTTCTTGAAACCCTCTACAAAGCTGTCAAAACAGGCTCTATGGATTTCTAAAGTGCATCTTTGCATAAGTGGGCAAATCGAGCATTTTTGGCTAAGCCCTGCGGACTTCTTGGCTATTTTCGTTACGTTTTTCATTGGATTTTTAAATTAATTATTACGATTTCTTTCCGCTGCGACTTCACTCATACACATCTTGCACCAGGAGGTGAGACATCGGTATTCCTTATCCTCATATCTGACAGTCCTGTTATAGAACCGGTGGAGCGGAAGGGAACGTCCGCAATGCGGACAAACCTTTCTTCCGGCTTCCGTACCGGCAACCGTCTTGGCTTTACGGTATACAAGCGTACATCCCCTGCATTCATCCAGCCTGCCTTTGTATTTCCGGCATTTGTGCAGGGAGATGCGCCCGCATGGAGCAAATTTCTCGCAGTCGAATCTGGGTTCTGTGTGATAGATGTTCATGCAGTAAGTTCTTTGATCAGATTCATGTTCTTCTCCACCAGCCGGATAATGCAGTCATGATACTCCGATGTTCCGTTGCATACGGCTCTTGACTGTACTATCTGAAACGATTTAAGATTCACTTCAACAGTTTCAATGCGTTTACTACCTATTCGGGCAGAAAGGATAAGAGAATCCTTCTTCTTGAAATATTCATTTGAGAAGACACAATGGTGCATAATTTCTCCTTCTTTCTTAAATTCCTCAAGGCTTTTCAACGGTATCACCACTATTTTACCATCCGACAGTTTCAAATCAAAGAATTTAGATTTCTCTTTAATGTAGTCTTCGGCATATTTCTTAAGCTCAAGTAAACGCTGCATATCACGTGCCTTGCGTGCCTTTTCATCATCACGCTTTTTCTTTGCCACATATAAGTCATGGGCTCTTTTCAAATTCGCAGGACAAACATAATAAGCATTATGCAAGTCTTTATGATAGCGTGTAAGCAAATTCAGATAATCAAACCACATCGGAACGTCCTTTATTTTATACTTATTCCGAAGACAGATTTTTATAGATGGCCAATAGTCATTAATTTTATAACGTTCCCTATGCCAATAACCCAACAAATCATATCGCCTTGCCTTAAGAAGCGTTTCGAGTTTAGGATTAACAGGAATGGCATTAATTGCATCAAGAAATGACAGTCCATGAAGTCTGTAATCTATTCCCATCCTTGTGTATTGCGGTTTGAATACAGAATCCGGATGGTATTTATCACAGCAAACATCATTATCTTCGATATAATAATACGATCCCACAGTCTTGTTGCGAATTACAAGATTTCCACACCACCCACTACAGCCTGTATTTTTCGCAAGGGCCATCACTTCCCGTTTTCCATCGTCTTTAATCCAATGTTGAAGCACTTCCCGAATAAAATAATGAGGTTTCCCACCTTCACGATAATAAGCATATAGCTCAAAGCATCGGAGAACCTGGAACTCTTCACATATATCCGCCTTTCCTATACTTATAAACTGCTTATTAGTACGTTTCCTCGACCATTCTATTTTTAAGGATGCACCGCAATGAGGACAAACGGCACGCTTGCGATTTACAAGTTCTGTAGAAAAACGTTCTCCACATTCCATACATACGACACGGGACTTGGTAGCATATCCTATATGGTTCAGACAATCATTATTAGCCCACTCAGTCATCATACTTTTTATATCGGGTAGCTGGCTACTCAAACCAACTACCCTAAACTGTAATTTCGTTCTCGGTTTCATGGCTAGAACAAACTCATTTGTTGGACATTATCATCCGCTTTCTTTCGGACGTTTTTCTTCCTGAGTGTCTGGTATTGTTCTTCCGCCAGCCGTGCGATTGCTTTGTCACGTGCCGCTTTCTTATCTTCTTCGGTGAGTTCCACAGGTTTGGCGGAGGATGATACGGACGTTTTCTCTCCGGCAGGCAGCCGGTTTATTTTGATATCGTCCTCATCATAGTAGTGCACTGCCATCCCGTAGACCTCCTCGTCTGAAATCGCTACGGCGTTACCACGCTTCCTGGCTTCACCCATGATATAACTACAGCATTCATCAATGCTTTTCTTCTCATTCGCATATTGGGGGGCGAACAGTGAATCTTCTTCCGCCCGTTTGTCCAGATAGGCTTTGATTGCCTGTTTGAAACTTTCATTACTTGTCATGGTCGTTAGTTGTTTGTCAAAAATGGAATCATGCTTTTCATCTTATAAGCATCGTTAATGTTGATAACATTGCCGCTTTTCTCATCCGGACAGGCGGCTCCATCAAAGCTCTTTCTCGGATTTATCGGAGAAGGACTGATTTTGTCAATCAGAATGTTTTTAATATCCATAGTTTTAATGTATTGGTTTGACTTTTAGTTTGTTATATCAATAAAGATAAACGTTGAGAACAAGTTTTACAAACAGAAACTTCGCCATTTTTATGCCTTTTTACCAGAGGGTAAAACGGTCAGAAAACCACGCCGTACAGTCTCGTTAAAGACAGGCAGGTCCTCAGCTCTGACATACACCTCAGATTCATGATTCAGGGTAAGATATGAGCTGAAACCGAAACGTTCACATATCTCTTTACGTCTTTTCATGCCTTTGGAGCTCCACTTTATTCTGATTTTTTCCATAAATCTATTATTTGCTTGGATTCTGCATCACCGGATTCCGCACGGCGTTTTAGTTCGTTGTACCAGCTCAAAGAAGAATATCCTTCGGGTGGAGTGAATCTTCTGTTCTCTATCTCATTCTGGATTCTTTTTCGGTTTATAGCGTCCAGCTCATAATTCCTTTCCGGGCTGAACTCCTTGAAAAAGGCATTGCCAATTCTTCTGGCATCGAAAGAGGCGAATGAATTATCATATTTTCCAGCTTTGTAGCGTGCGAAAAACAACATCAACTCAGAAAGTTTGTAAGCCTTAACCTGTGAGGCAAAGGACTGGCAGAAGATTCTTATTCCGTCAGCAACTCCCTTTTCCTTGCTGTTGGAAGCCCCGAATATGCCGGACACCTGTATGTCAATCCAATATTCGGAGGAACCATGGCCGTAGAGCGCATCATACTGCATCAGCGAGGGACAGTCTGCCATATAAGCCTTTTCCGGATTCTGAAGGGTATATCCCCATTGAGTTGGTGAAAATACTCTTTCAACCTCAGAACGGTCTTTCCATTTGGTCAGCCAAGCCTTCTTCGAGGTCTCGCTTATGTTGTTGTAGCAAGCTAAGAGCGTAGGCGTTAGCTTCCTGCTTGCTTGTATAACAGCTCCTATTGTTCCCATTGTTTCGTTGTTTTTCAAGCTCAATTTTCAGCCATCTAGCAAAGTGTGATTTCGCATCCTTTGGTGCTTTCCTTACCTCTCCCTCGTTTTGAAGTTTCTCGAAAAAATGTTTTAAATACGTTTTGAACATATCTACCGTAAAATCCTTGTAACCGGAATTACGTGTATTCATCGTTACGATTTCACTCCAACTCATGTCCCTTGACAATTCCTCATAGCATTCGTCTAATTCTTTGCCTAAAATTTCGGGAGGGGGAAGATTTTCTTTATCTCTCGATAGAGAGATTTCTTTATTATTTCCTTTCCTTTTCTTTGTGGTGTTTTTGCATACATTAATGTCGGCAGTAAAAGGGTTATTGCATACATTAACCCCGCCATTGCAAACATTAACTGTATCGCTCGATACATCTCCATCGTCGGAAGAAAAAACTTCCTTGTTTTCGCAACCGCTAACTTTGATTAATAAGTATCTAAAATCATCCACAGATTTACGCCTTTTAGATATTTTGAAATATCGCTTTTGGATGCCCGCACTGGTAAGAACTCCCATCGAATCAAACAGGTCTTTGTCAAAGAAGCCCCATAAGACTAAACGGTTCATTATGCTGTCGAGCAATTCAGAAGACACTCCGGGCAGGTCTCTAAGGAGTTTGAATTTCAGCAGATCATTCCACAATATGAAATATCCATTTCGGTATATCGCACAAAGCAGCTTGATTACAACAATTTCTCCTTTAATCCCGAATTCCCCGGATATGGCTACAATCTTCTCATCATTAAAGAAATCAACGTCAAAAGGGAAATAATCCAATCCCATTTTATTAGGTCTTGCCATAGGCGTTTCCTTTACCCGAATTCAACCGGGGTTATTTCATACTCGACACGCGGTTCTTTCCGGTCAACGAATTTTTCAATCTCTATGTACACGCACTGACGGTCGTTTTTGATTGTTCCCGTCATTTGCAGACAGTCAAGCAGTATTTTCAGTGAGTTGTCCAAATCCGGCCGTTTGCTGTTATAATAGACTTTTGCCCTCAGTCTGAAATATCCCTCAATCATCCGTCCCCGTTCGGGGCATTGGATATAAAAGTTCTTTTCGTATTCCTTGAGCACTTCCTGTTTTGCAAGCGAGGAATGTGTCTTTCGGGTCTTGGGGTCAAAATGAGAAACAATCTTGTAACAATTGCTCTTTGATGGTATTTGTCCTCTTATGATATACATGATTATAATATTACGTTAGTTAATTGTTTGCCATTGCTCTTGATGCACCACTTGTCCTTTTCCGGTTGTTCTACCCTTAAATCCTCGACTTTCCCGAATGTCCTGATATTGCCACATAAGTCTATGACCCAGCCGTTCTTGCCGGGGCACGGACGAATGACACGTCCGACCATCTGATAATACAGTGAGAGTGACATGGTAGGTCTGCAAAGCACGACGGTGTCAAGTTCTGGATAGTCAAACCCTGTGGTAAGCACGCCGACATTGGCTACAACTTTTATTTTCCCGGCTTTGAATTCGGCAAGTATTCTCTCACGGTCAGATTTGGTGGTATCCGCGCTTACAACGGCGCTGTCAGGAATCTCCCGTGCAAGCATTTCAGCCTCGGCGGTGAACCGGGTGAAAACAAGCATGCCTTTACGTGCTCCCCCGACTTTGGGATGAAGCAATCGTTTCACTATGGAGATGAGATAGCCGTACAGATCCACACGCCGGAATTCATCAGACAGGCTTGCGTCGTCAAAATCAGCTCCGGAAGAGTTTCTCCTCACTTTGGTCAGGTCAATTCTCGTGACATCGTAATACTTCAACCGGGAAAGAAACCCTTTGGCAAGCAATTCGCTTACCTGGCAATAATACAGGACCTGGGAGAAGACACGCGGACGGGTACGGGTGAGAAACTTAAGCATACTTCCGTTCATGCAGGAATATAACCGGTATGGGGTGGCGGTAAGCCCTACAATCCTTCTTTCAGCCTGTTCGAAGAATCTCTTGTACATTCCATCGCTTGGCTTGACAAGATGGCATTCATCAATCAGAATGTTCTTGAAATGCTGGAAGTCCTTCATATGCCGGATGACACTGCCGATAGTGGCGAATGTGATGCGGCTGATCTCTTTCCGGCCCACTGACGCGGAATATATGCTGCAATCCCAAATTCCGTATGTTTGCAGCTTCGCAAAGTTCTGTTCCAATATTTCTTTATTAGGCTGGAATACAATCAGAGGCTCCTCAAGCCTCGCTGCTATATCCGCTATGATGAGTGATTTGCCCGCACCTGTCGGAAGTACCAAAAGACCGTTCCTGCCTGACTTCATCTTAAAACACATTACAGCGGCATCACTGGCTTTTTTTTGATAATCTCGTAATTGATATTTCATAGTCTGATAACTCCTTTATGAACTTTTTCGTGGCAAGAGGCGCATAAGGTGACAAGGCAGTCCAGATGTTCGAGTTCATGACCGACTATGGACATTCCGTTCACCTTATAGCGCATATGATGTACTTCCAGCGGATAGAGGGCGTTACAATGCCGGCATTTGTGTCCGTCCCTGATACGTATTTCCCTTGCAACCTTCTCCCAATATGGATTCCGTGTCAGGGAGAGCGCATACGCCGACTTGCGTCCCTTCTTATGCCGTAGCCTGCTCATCAGTTTTCTTCTTCGTCAGAATCAACACATCCCAATGCATCGTTCAGATCATCTTCATTACCTAGCTCGTCGTCGCTGTCATCCGGAATCATGTCATGTTCGTTGTCAAAATCATCATCGTCAGGTTTCTCCACTGCCGGAAAATCCAGTCCGAACAGTTCCATCATGGCTGTGCGGTTTCTATCCTCCTGCGCCCACAGGGAAGATTTGTCGTAAGATGAAATCTTTTCAGCCTTGACCAGCAGAACACGGCCGTTTATTACCGAATAGAAAAGGTAGTAGCCGTTCAGGGCTATACGGAATGTCTTGGTTGGCGGCAGCTTCTTTTCCTTTGTGCCTTCCGTCACCTTGGCGGCATAATCCTTGATCTGTCTGCTAACCGAATTAAGAGCCTCCTCAGCGTTCGCCTTCAGTCGTTTGGCCTCTTCCTTTGCACTCAGCAGTTCTGCCTCGGCACTTGGCAGTTCTTTCTCTACGAGCTCACAATACTTCTTTCTGATCTCGTCTTTTTCAAAATTATCCATATATCTCATTGCCAGTTCATTCTCCGGGAACATGACATTGAAATGCTCGTTGACAGCCTTGATGATCTCCTTCTCGTTTTCAGCATTTCCGAATGTCAGTTCAAGAGGGAATGTGTCTTTTACAACTTCCGGCAGGACAAACTGCAGTTCCTCCGGTTCATAATCGTTTGTAATCATAATTATATTTTAATTTGTTATTATTAATATCTGCCTTCATACTCGGCTACAAAGGCGGAATAGTACTTATCGGTAGGCAAGGGGAGTATGATGCCAAAATCATTGTTGACATCAGCCTTCACGCTTTCCATGAAGTTTGTCATTTCCAAGGTATTCAGCTTGCTTGTGCCACGGGATATGGTTTCGGTCTTTCCACCTATGGTCACCTGTTTGCTCAGAAATTTCTTGCAGTAGAGATCATGTATGTCCTGCACACCGTCAGCGGTGCTCCAATATTCCTCTCCTGTGTATTCCCTGAAACAGGCCCCGATACATCGGAACCATTGCCACATGAGGGCATTCTGGTTGAGGGTACGGGGCTTGGTCTTGCGTTTGATGGTGAGGGTATATTCCCCATTTCTCAGCAGGCTTAGCATGAACTCAAACGGTTTGTCAAGAGTTGCTTTACCGTCTTTCTTTATAATAGTGGCTTCCATCAGCAGGGCAACTCATCATCGGAACTGGCATGTTGTGTCTGCTGCTTGACAGTTACCATCTCCATGCTTTCTGCAAATATCTCAACGACAGTATGCCTGACACCGTTCTTGTCTTCAAACGACCGGCTTCTGATTTCGCCTTCGACATATACCTTATCCCCTTTATGAAGATACTTCTTGGCTGTTTCGGCAATACCACGCCATACTACGATATTATGCCATTCGGTACGTTCGGGAATTTGTGTGCCATTTGGCAAAGTCTGTGCGCGCTTGGTCGTGGCAAGAGAGAACTGGCCGACGGCGACACCGCCCTCAAGATATCTGACATCGGGATCCTTTCCGAGATGTCCTAACAGGATTGCTTTATTCACACTCATTTTCTTTCTCCTTTCTTATGGTTATACGAATAGATGCTTTCTTTTCGACAGATTTCAGATACTTTGAATACAAATCCGGATAGTCAGTCTGGAATGCCTTGGTGTCGAATGACTTGCCTGTTGTGGCGGGAGTGACGGAAGCACGCAGTCGTCCGGCATCCCATACATTCACCCCATTCTCTATCATGGCGTTTTTCAGTCCTTCCTTCATCTGTTCGCTTTGTTCCTTGGCAAAATCCAGCTCTTCCTGGATATCAATAAGCATCTGTACAGCCGCCGCAGTCATCAACTGCAGGTTTCCGGCAGGTGCTATTTCTGTGGAAAGGTATTTCTCACCCTTCACTTCGCATTCCATGAGGCGCATTACTTCTTCATCAGACCTGCGCTCAACAGGAATAAGCTCGGACTTGTCTCCACGGAGCCAGACCCCGTACAGGTTTCTGACTTTCAGTCCGGGATTCTGCCTCTCAAAGAGGTATGCGTATATGGACAACTGCCAGCTAAGGAATTCTTTGTCTATCCGGTAAGTGGTCTTGATATCCGCCAGGCTGATCTCACCTTCCTTTTCCCATACACAGTCGATGTTGGATGCGAAGTACTCCTCATCGGATACTGTGTATTCGTTGGCCAGCGCGTCATATCCGGCATTCATGCGCTCACGTAAATAGTTCTCCGCCTCGATACTTTCAGGTTCGAACCCTGTCGAGTCCACAAACTCGCATTGTGAATGGATACGGCTGCCCTTGTTGGCCGCACGCCTCATCACATGGTCGGGAACGCCTTTGTACTTGTCGGGAAACAACTGCCGGCTGATCATACCGGTAATTCCCCGGAGCTGTTTCTCTCCAAGAAAATAGGTGTGGTTCTCTTCATTGAAAACCACAGGGGACTTTACTAATTTTATCATTTCTTTTCAGGATATTTTTTGCCCATTTCAATACAGGCGTTACGAAACTCGTTATTGTTCTGCATGACTGTGTATCTTTTCCAGACAGACAGGACCTGCGTCCGTGACTTGCAGGCATTCATCTCATCAACTGCCTGTTTCAGTTGCGCACCGGTAAAAGCGGCAGGAGTCTGTGCCGGATTTTTAGGCACGGTTCTGGCAGGTGCCTGTTCTTTCACTTTCTCTTTCACTTCACCGAAAACATATCTTACGTCACCTCTGCCGTCAACAATCACCAGTTTGGAGATTTCACGCTGCTGGTTGTATTCAATCGACTGTACGTTGAACTTGGTATTTGTTCCAAAACTCTTGGAGCCATTGTAGCCGGTTTTTTCATATACTTCCGAGGAATCCAACGTTATCCAGATGAAGGGAGCCGTGTAAAGCTCACGACCGATTCCCCAGTTGAAAGCGGCGCGTTTGAAGGCATCGGACGCCTGTCCTTTCTCCTTCTCGGTATTGGACTCCGTACCCACATCCTGTTTGTTTACCCATACGCCTTTATCAGCGTCCCAGACAGATATCGTGCAGAACAGGTTTCCGTTTATTAGTTCGTGGCTACGCTGCCAGTTGTTTGGACCATAGACCTCATCCAGCATACGCATATCAACACGGGCATCTTTATAGAGCAGGAGGGAACAGCCGTTCTGCTTCATCGTGCCGACTCTGCATTCAATCTCGGAAGCCAATAATGTTCTGATTTGACTTCCTTGTGCTTTTTCTTCTTTTTTAGCAGCCATAATTTAATTTTATTGGTTTGACTTTTAGTTGTTTATATCTATAAAGTTATCTTTTATTGACAAGTTTGGCAAACAGAATCTTCGCCATTTTATCGCCATTTTCCCAAAGAATTAGGAGAATGGAAAAGCCAAAGAATACAATTTTACTCTCCAGCTTCCCGTTCCTGATGATGAACTTGGATAGCAACCCCGAAGAGGGATTCTTTGGGGTATATAATACAATCAGCCAATATGCTGATACAATTTATAATTCTAATAGCATGTTTGTAAACCGGTAAAAAGGTGCACTATCTTCACAGACCATGCACCGAAATCACAAACATAAAATAAATGCGACAAAACTACTAGTCAGGCCTTCACAGGTTCATGGTGGAGAAACCCGGATTCGAACCGGGATGAGTTGCCAGGTCCGCCACATCCAAGGTTGGCCGTCCTGTCATCTAATGGTGCGTCTGCCTATTCCGCCATTTCTCCGTTTTGCCACCGTACCGCTGTACGGTGGACTTTTCTCATCTTAATCTATTATTATGAAAAATACAATTATCCTCACGGACGTCACGCATGAGGGTATCGAACCCTCCCCGACGAAGATCAGTCTTCCGAACTCTTGGGAAACCCGGTTGTTTTATGCGTGTTATAGCCACCCCATCCCGTGAGGTGGCCCACATTAAGTTTCATTTATGTGATTCGAAATTCACCCTCACGGGCTTTGTTCCCGGATAGTCGGTCATGACACACCGGGATAAATGAAGATATAGAATATAACATATAAAAGAGGGCTTCCACCTCACGCTGTCCTTTCCAGCGGCTTTGGGTTAAATTATTATCTAACAAATTGTTCTCTGCTTCACTGCCTTGAAGTCTCTAACATGGCTACGTTTATACGGGTAGGTACGGCTCCCGCTCTTCAGGTAAAAATATGCAATTGCATCGTGGACGATACGGGACTTGAACCCGCGACCCTCAGCTTGGGAAGCTGATGCTCTGCCTCTGAGCTAATCGTCCATGCGCCCGGACACTTCCGGGCTTGATTGATTAATTAGTATTCAATATGATTGAAAGGTTCACCCTCACGGGCTACTGGTGCGGACGGGCGGACTCGAACCGCCGACCTCACGGAAAACCATGCGCTCTGCCTGACTGAGCTACATCCGCTTTGCCCGGACGCTTCCGGGCTGATAACAAGCAACCAGGATCAATCCTCACGGATCAACTTCTTTATATACCTGACCATATAACCGGGCATCATTCTTTCCCAAAGGAAAGCTGTACATATTGAATATACCAGCCCGATCACATTCAGATAAGTTATATGACCTTCATTATCCAGAGTGAAAGTCATCAGAGTGGGAACAGCCAGCAGGCTGATCCACATAATGAATAGTATTTTTTTCATTCTTGTTTCTTTTTTCCGGTTTTTCCAGTCTTTCTCATATTCCTGCAATGCATTAGTACTTGTGCGGCATTGCAGAACCATTTTCCGTTCTGCGAGTTTCTCGGCTTGACAGCCTCTATCTTGCCTGATTCGATCAGACGTTCCAGTTTTTTCTTTCCGCCTACTATTGCGGCTGCCTTTGTCTGTCCGAAATATTCTCCGGACATCACACGCATGATGTTATCCAGAAGGATATCAGCGGTATTGTCCATAAGCATAGTTGTCCTTACCTTGTTGTTGCATAGAAAAATCATATCACTGGGTTCTGGTTACTGTCACCGTTTTCTTTTCGATATTGGTTTTCGCGGACCATTTGTATCCGTTCGCACGTTCCACAGCCAGATTGGCACCATAAATCGTGCTGCCGATTGATCTGGCCTGACTTAAAGGGAATACCTCACATTCACCGACCGCCATTTTGCGGAGTGTCGGAACGATTTCTTTTTTTTCTGTTGTTTCTGTCATGATTGAAAAAAATTATAGTAATAGTTCTCCCGAGCCGATTCGGTCGGCGGCATCACGCCTTTTTCGGGAGATTTACTTAACTTTGTGGTGTCTAATCAAAAAATTAAGTGGTTGTGGAAAAATACCTGGAACTGGTCGAACATTATTCTTTGGGTTTATATTCAATTAGAATAACTCAGGTTCCATTTCTCCTCTGTTTTCCTGTTGCAATTCTCTGCATAGACAAGGTTCAGGGGTAAAGTCACTTGAATTGATGATATCAACCTCATATCCTTTTTGTACATATTTACACATATCTTTTTGCAATCCTGCATCAGAATAGCAGTAAGGCAGGACACATCCGGCAACAATGCTGCCACACTTACATCTGATAATTTGAGTTCTCCCAATTCTTTTCATTTTTATTAATTAAAAGGGCACGCCTTCATCGAGAAGTTAAAACGTCACTTAAAACTTTTATGGAAAAAGATGGAAGACGTGCCCGGATTTATATTACTTTTGTGGTGTCACTTAAAATTTTAATATCATGGAAATAAAAGATTTGGCAGGTCTTTCAGAGCCTCTCTGTAAACTTATTGACACTTTTCAAAATGGTTGCTCATTCTTATTCAAACCATTACAAATTAAACGGATTGCTTCTGTTTCATCTGAGGTAACCTCTATGGAAAACAATGTGGATTTAAAAAAACGATTAAAAGAAGCTTTACTTGAAGATACTATTAACGCAACACATTCCATCAGAGAAAAACGTCAATTTGAGAATGTAGCAAGCATTTATGCAAGTGCAGCCCAGGAACTCCAAATGATAGACCATGTTGATGACACTCCAGTTGATCCGGATTGGTGCACTCGTTTTTTTGATTATTCCAAAGATGTTTCAAATGAAGATGCACAAATTATCTGGGCTAAAATATTAGCTGGAGAAATTGCACAACCAGGTAGCTTTTACAAAAGGACTTTATCTGTTTTAAGAGACATTGAGGCTTTTGAAGCTAAGTGGTTTGCAGATATGTGTCAATTTGTAATCTGCAATAGTATAGTAGAGATGTCTTTATTGAAATATTACCCGTATAGTCAAATTCAGTCGTTAATGGATTGTGGATTGTTGAACAGTGTTGCATGTGAATCAAGCTTAACAGAAAAGGCAACAGAGATCAATGGTAAAAGTCATTCACTAAAAATAATCTCCTCACAAATAGATTTAACCATGATACGCTTTCGTGATGTTTTTCGTTTAACAGATGCTGGCACACAACTTTACAATATTACCCAAGTTCAAACACATAAAAGCTACATGATAGGATTAAAGGAACAACTCGAAATAAAATATGGCTTAGTGTTAGAACTTGTTCAAATCTCGCAATGATCAATAAGGCAGATAACTTTGTGGTGTGTAATCCTTTCCACTTCCACTATAATCTCTTCATCTGAAACCATAGCCGGTTGCTTGGGATACTCCACTCTAAACCTGATAATGATAGTGGCATACAGCTTGAAAAAATACATCCATGAATAGCTGTATGTCACTATCATTGGTCTGTTAAAACAAATTCCTTTCATCGTTTTATTGGTCTCACATCGAAATCAGACAAAACCAATTTGAAAGAAACATCATCATACTCTTTCACCAAATATGAGTAGATATACTCAACATGAAAATTGCCATCAGGACTTCTGCCTTCCATATGAAACTCGATATTATCATCAAGCTTTAGCATATCCGATTTCTTAAGAGCAATCTCGTTTTTCATCAGATGATAATAGGAAGTACAACCTCTGATTTCTCTAGCATCCACATTAAAGTTTTCAATGAGGAATCTTTCAAGACTCTCATTCTTAATTATTAAAACATTTGTCTCCATATTATTTATATTTAAAATGCTGCTAATTTAGAAGTGACGGGCGGATTTGAACCGCCGACCTCATGGGAACCATGCGCTCTGCCTGACTGAGCTACATCACCTGTTATATATCGTAAATTGAAATCCATGTTTCAACGGCCCTTACAGGTCTAGCTGATTATTTTTACAACGACACGAGTCTGACCCTTACTCACAGCATTATGTCGTTGGCAGATTATGCTTACTCCCGTAGTCCGGTTTGTGCAGGAGGAAATCTGCGAACTCCTAAATTCCAAGATGTCAAAGAACTCTTCTCTGTGTGTTCCCGGTCGCCCACCCAAGAGCATACCGGGTGGCGGTTGCCCGCCGGTGGTTTGGTTTGACTTCGGTGAGGTTACGGCTTCTGTACAAGAGAATCTTTCAAGATGCCTGCTGTAATTGCTATGGATTCAAGGGCAGCCTCAAGAACTTTGCATCTTTTTTCTGCCTCAGTCCAGAATTTTGCATTCTGGTCGCTTTGAAATTTCAGCTCCTTGTTTTGGGCTTCAAGTTCTTCAATTCGTTTTCTTAATTCTTCTTCCATGATGATTGATATTTGATTGGTATGATTGAATTATCTGGTTGCATATCCATTGGCCATGTCACCTGTCGGGTTGGCGTACAGGCTTTTCATCGTGAGTTCTGATTTTGGCAGGCGGGGCTTGATGTTCTGTGAGTAGTTATAGTCTTCCATGGCAAGAATGGCGTCTATCCAAGCTTGTCGTAAGGCTGATTTCAAAGTATATCCCTTATAAACTTTCATGAACGCCCATGCCCTCTGCATGATGGCTTTGCGGTTATATTTGCCATCCACAACTAACCTATAGTCGCGTTTTCTTGCGCAACTTTTATTACTATTCGATTGGATATGTGAACTATTATTCATATATTTGTTTATTGATTGATTAGTATTGCAAAAGTAATCCATAAATGGATAATTTGCAATCATTTGTTTGAGTATATTATCCATATTTGGATATATTAACTATTGATTGTATTGGTATGGTTGAAAGAATTAAGTCTATTATCAATTATTATAAGCTAACTGATAGAGCTTTTGCTATTAAATGTAACATTAAGCAGAATACTCTTAGTAGGCAATTGGGAGGTACTAGTGAAGTTAGTCTATCCACTATTGATGCTATATTATCCACTTTTGAAGATATTTCCTCAGAATGGTTGTTGCGCGGGAAAGGAACTATGTTACTTTCGGATGTAGAGCATGAACGGAATATCATACCTGACTCTAACATGGAACGGATGAACCGACTTGTAGATACAATTGCGACTCTACAAGGTGCACTCAACGAGAAAGATAAAACAATAAAGTTGCTTGAAGAAAAGGTAAAGCGCTTGGAAACTGAGTTGGCAATGATTAAGAATGAACGAAAAATCGGATGATATGGGCAGTTGAAAATAATACTTTTGATTAAAATAGCGCTCGTAATCGCATAATCGTATTATTATGTTATTTCTCTTTACTATTATAATAAGTGTCATATTATAGCTTTACATTGTATTGCGGTATCATATCATCAGATACCTGAAAAGATAGATGGTTACTACAAAACATGTCACAGGATATCTAGAAGGTCATTGAAGAAGAAATGATAAAAAGTGAATATACTATTAAATCTAGATTTTAATATTATGAAAAAAATTAGAACAGCATCAGTGCGTGCCACTACAGCGGAAATAGAAGCAGAACAAAATGAAAAACGACAAAGAAATAATAGTCCAAGGCTAACTATAGTCAAAATTGTTCTTACACATCAGACTGAAAGCAATTTTACATTTAAAAACGCAGTTTGTGAGCAATATAATATAGAAAACACAACTGATGATAGGGATGTCTTCGAAATGTATGCGAAAAATTTCTATAAGATTTTAGATAAAGATGAATTTATTGTTCCAGACAAAGGGAAAAAGAAGGGTATATCCGTTAAATTAGCCAAATCAGGCTTGGTTAAACATAATGACCAAATAACATTAACTCCAGAGGAGGCTGCAAACAAACTTGAAGTCCATTCTTCGAAGAATATATTAGAAGGTATTGTTATTGGTGGAATATATGGACGGCCAAGAAATGCAAGACAGTTAAAAAATAGAAATAAGAAGAAAGATGTTAATAGGGATGATGTCATAACAGACGATTATTATGTTATGATATATTTACCTATGGATAATAATATTGGATTTCTTCTATTGCAATATTATCCAGATATAACAATTAAAGATGAAATAACTAAATTCATCCGAAAAACATTACGTCGAAGTAGGGCTAAATATGATATAGCGTTCTCATATTATTGTAGTAAGGAAATGAGTGAGCAATTCTCTTCAAATAGCATTTTGGATCATTTAACTTTAACAAATCCATTTATTAATGGAGATGCGATAAACGATAAAGAGGATGTAGAAAATAAGCAAGTAAATGATATTATTCTTAAAGTAGAAGTGGCATCTCCATCTGATAAACCTGTTCCTTATTCACAAATTCAGGGTTTTATAAAAAAAGTTGCAAATGTTATACTTAATAATAAAGCTGCCAAAGATTATCAGATGCAAACCGCCACAATAAGGAATCAAGTTACAGGGCTGACTACTACATTTGATATTGATGGAGAACTAAAAATACGTCCAACAACATATCTTTATAAAAAAATAAATGTAAATGAGGATGGAATTCCTAACTTTGCAGAACTTAAAGAATATTGTTTCAATGAGTTAGAGAATATAAAATCCGAAACATTAGCTGGATATAAAGACAATGAAACAAAAGAGTAGATTATGGATTTGGATAATAAAGCAAATCCCGATTAATTACATATTCGGGATTGTTGAAGATGCTCATAAATGGCAAAAGCAAAGTCTTTTGCATGAATTGGAGGATGGTAAATCTAAAAAAAGAAATTACTTTAGAGTCCTTAAATTTGCATCTTTGGTTATTGCAATAATCTTAACGGTATTTGTTAGTACGGGCATTAATAAAGATTTTGCAGGCTATATAATATCAGCATTGTCTATTTTTATAGGTTTAAATATTAGCCTTATTATTATGCTTTTTGATAAGTTTAATTCTACTAATTTTGATACTAATAATAAAACATATAAAGATAAAGTGAAATTACTGAAACATCGTAATTTTTTTATGCAATTTACATCTCTAACGGCATATTCCATAATATTATCTTTAGTATTAATTGTGTTGTTATCAATATGCTTCAGTCAACATTTTACTTCATCTATATCAATATCTGAGAAGATTGCATATGTTTGGGAAATGATGAAAACAGATTGGACTCCTGGGTGGTCATGGAAAATTTTTATGTTTGCGTTGTGGCAAGCAACAATATTAGTAATAAGATGCTTTACTTATTATTTACTTTTTTATTTCATTATTATCTTATTCTATTCTGTTGGTAGTGCGTATGCATATATCTCTCAAGAGTATGAAAATAAAAAGATTGAATTGTACAAAGATAGGAAATTCTGATAGTTTTTGTAAAATTATAAGTTGCAAAAGATACCTTACAAAGAATTCAGTTCAATATATAACTACCTTGTCATTATAACAGTTTAGATATTCTATTATGTGATTTCTAATGGATTGGTGGAAAGTTTGAATAAGGGATGATAAAGGATGGATTTAAAGTGAGTAAATAGAATTCTAACAAACATTTTTATTATATCCCTTGTGAATATTGGTTCTTATTTATATATTTGTTGATTAATTAGTATGGTATGATAATCAAGTGAATAAGAATAAAATCTTGATTTATTGAGATAAAAAGGCGATGAAAAGTAAAAAAAGAAAAGAAAGTATGAATCCTTCTGCAGTTGTTCCAAAAGAAAATGAACGTAACAAGCAGCGGGTAAATCCTTCCAAAGAGGATGTAATACTAGAGAACGTTTCCTCAAATACAACTAGTGAAGATTGTTGTCACACGAAAAACTGTTCACATTATATAGGGAAAAACAGGCTGAGCCTTTATAAAGGTAAATTTTTATTTTCAATAATAGCGTTTACTGTAGCTGTTATTATACTTTTCATTCTGTTTCATGTAAGTTATGTAAATAGTCAAGAGCGTATAGTTTCTATACATCAAAATTTTTGTAAAGATATTGCAGGACGTTTAGAGTCATTGACTGTTGAAAACGACAGTACAGTAGTTCTAGATAAGGTTATTAGTGATTTAATAGCTGAAAATCAAAAAAACACTCTATCTTTGTTGGAGTTGCAATATAACAAATTACAAAGCGATTTCGCAATATTATCTCTTTGGGCAGGCGTATTGATGATTGTTTTTCTCATTTTTTCTATTTATTCAATATTCAAAGTGGATGAGATGCAAAAACAAGGAAGGGATTACCTTTTAAAAATAGAAGAGATATCCTCTAGTGCTAATGAAGTCTCTGAGAAATTGACACAACAATCTCAAGAAAAGATTGAAAATTTAGATAAAATGGCACAAGAGGAAATGGAAAAGCTCTCTGCAGAATATGCAAAACAATTAAGTGAACTGAAAGAAGAGATCTTTAAGATTCAAAATAGTTTCCAAGGAATAGTGAAAGAGAAAGCGTCGGATTTCGAAAAAACAATTTCAACATATAGGGAGGAACTCAAACAAAATGCTATAAAGAATGAACAAATGCTAGTTCAAATTGTAGAAGCAATAAAGAATTCAGGTGCAAGTAGTAGTAACAAAGAACAGAAAGGCTAAGATTATGTGTTCTATAGATATCCTAGAATCAATGGTAAGCATAAGCTCTATCATAAATAAGTTATCATTAGATAGATTCGAGCTGTTCAATAAGAATAACCTTATGCTTTTAGGGAAAGTTGAGTTTGCGTCATCTGAAGGAAAAGAAAAACATGATGTTAAATTATCAGAACCGGATGATGATATATATAATAGTGTAAAAGATGTTTTTCTAAAAATTATATCATTAACTTCAAAGGATGACAGTCCGGCCATAAGAGAAAGTGTACATAAATATTTATCTTTATTGGGTAATGTTATTTCTGGTTTTCCGGGATATAAAAAATCCTTTTTGGATAAGGAAACACAAGAAATGATAACAGAGGCTATAGAAAGGGCTAAAAACAATAAAGATGAGAATCTGAGAATTGATATTATTAGATGTAAAAATATTATATATAAAGAATCATGAAAACGTACGTATTCACATATGCCACTTCGTTAGGTAGTAATGAGGAAGTTAAGATATTGCTTGATTCCATAAATCAGATCAAGGATTGGCGTTATGATTCTATGAATGCCTTTTTCTTAAAATCTAGTTCTGCAGCAGAGGAATTAGCTGATATGATAATTTCTCAAAAGCCCAATGTGCGTTTTTTCATAACAGAAATAACCTCTAACAGACAAGGTTGGTTGCCGAATGAAGCGTGGGAATTTCTAAAGGAACAAGATTGATTATATTTCTTGATAAAGTATAGGCTGGCCATTCTTGTGCCTTGCATTGGACATATTTACAAAGTATTAGAATAAGCCCTCATTTCTGAGGGCTTTAAAGCATCCAGATTCAACATCACAATCATTCATCATCACAACTTGGACACTCTACATGCAATTACTAATGGTCAGATGAAAAGTTTGATTGGTAAATAAAAAAAATGAACGGTAAAATTGTGCGACAATTATAAGAATAATGGATTAATTTTTAACTTTTATGATATGAAAAGGCAGGATAGTACATAAATAATTACATTTCCGTGCTCTTGTCGGAAGGCAAAAAGCACTACTAATAACTTGTTGATATTTAAAAAGATAGGCTTAAAATTTGCAGACATGTCTAGTTTAGTTTTTGTGTTGTAAGTGCTCCCATCGTAAGCGAACGAATGGGAG